GGATATTAATAGAAGATTTACTTGGCGGTACATATCAAATGAGGTCAAAGCATAGAAAATATCTAATGCAAGAACCTAGAGAATTAGATGAAAGTTATGACAACAGATTGGCTCGTTCTGTCTGTCCACCTTACTTTCTTAGGTTAGAAAGAATGTTGGCCGGTATGTTAACTCGTAAACCAGTTAGACTAAATGAGACAGGTGACGCTATAAGAGAACAACTGTTTGATGTAGATTTACAAGGTAATGATCTCAATGTTTGGACATATGAGACTGCCAGAAAAATGATTCGTTATGGTCATGTTGGTGTTTTGGTAGATGCGCCTACTGGTGGAAATAATGGCAGACCTTATTGGGTTACTTATACACCAAGAGATATTCTTGGCTGGCGAACAGAAATGATAGATGGCGAAATGCAATTTACACAACTACGGTTACAAGAAAAAGTATCTGAACCAGATGGCTTGTATGGCGAAAAGATTGTAGAGCAAGTTCGCTTGCTAACGCCCGGCAACTTTGAAATACATAGAAAAGCAAAGACAGGTAAGTTTGTAAAAGTAGATGAAGGCACTATGCCAGTTGATAAAATACCTTTTTCTGTTGCTTATTCAAATAGGGTTAACCTTCTTGATTCAAGACCGCCAATGGCAGACATAGCAGAATTAAATTTAAAAGCTTATCAAATACAATCTGATCTTGATAACCAACTACATATTTCTGCTGTACCTATGTTGGCCTTTTATGGTTTTCCACAAAATGCTGAAGAGGTATCGGCTGGACCCGGCGAGGCTATTGCATTTCCAGCAGATGGTCGGGCTGAATATATTGAACCAGATGGTAAAAGTTATGATGCACAGTTTCGTAGACTTGATAGGTTAGAAAGTCAAATCAACGAACTTGGCCTTGCAGCAGTACTTGGTCAAAAGTTATCTGCAGAAACAGCAGAAGCAAAACGAATAGATAGGTCGCAAGGCGATTCAACAATGATGGTTGTAGCTCAACAGATGCAAGACATGATTGATAACTGTTTAGTGTTTCATGGTCAATATATAAATGCTGAAGCTGGAAGTTGTTTTGTAAACAGAGACTTCCTATCACAAAGACTTGAGCCACAAGAAATACAAGCTTTACTTACACTTTACACTTCTGGTTCAATTACACAAAAAACACTTCTTGACCAACTTACCGAAGGCGAGGTTCTTGGAGATGAGTTTGACGTTGAAGAAGAAATTGAAGCAACGCAAAGTGGTGGCATGGTTGAAATGCAACAACCTAAACAAGAAGCAGAACCAGATGAACCAGAACAAGATGCAGAGTAATTTATGTCAACACCTGAAACTTTTTACAGAGAGGCGATTGACTTAAACCGCTACAGCAACCAAGTTGCTAGACAGATTGTTACGAATTACAACAACGTAATTTTAGATTTAACAAATAAATTAGCGACTATTGATGAAGTAACAGCACCAGCAACTGTCGCAAGAATTAGGGCTATGTTGGTGCAGATGAAAGAAAGTCTTGAAGGCTGGTCAAATACAAGTTCAGTTTACTTGGCAGATGAACTTCAGGGTCTTGCTGTATTTCAAACAGAATTTGTAAAAGATCAACTTGAAAGAGTATTACCAAAAGGTGCTGTTGGTGTTAATACTGTAAAAATATCGCCAACCTTTGCTCAAAGTGTTGTTTTTACTGACCCTACAGAAGTAAATATATTAACACTTCCTACTGATTTAGAATCAACTGTACAGAGAACATTTGCACTTACCGCAGCAAAAGGCTCTGCTATTACATTGCCAAGTGGTCAAGTTGTTGCCAAAGCGTTTCGTGGTATTTCTACAAAACAAGCAGAACTTATATCAAGCCAAATTCGTATTGGTATTACCGAGGGTGAATCAATACCAAAGATTGCAAAAAGGTTACGAGGTCGATTGCAGTTTGGTGCAAACCAAAATATGACAGCAAAAGCACAAAGACTTGCTGGTGGTGATGGTATGCGACTTGCAAATACACAAGTAATGACCGTTGTTCGTACATCTGTTAACCAAGTACAAAATGCTGTAAGTCAAGCAACTTATGCAGCTAACCAAGATGTAACGCAAAGATATGAATATGTTGCAACCCTTGATGCAAGAACAAGTAAAATCTGCGGTAGTTTAGATGGCAGAATTTTTAAATATAACGAAGGACCATTACCACCACAGCATTTTAACTGTAGATCAACTACTGTTCCAATAATAGATGATGAGGATTTGCGCAGACGTTTTCCTGATACTAGGCCAAGTGCTACTGGAAGAGTGCCACAAGATACTAACTATGCCACATGGTTACGAGATAATCCGTCAATACAAGACAAGACACTAGGGAGCAAAAAGAAATTTTTTAATTATTTAATTGATAAAAAAAGAAAAAGTCCAAGAGAGGCTTTGCGATTAATTATTAAAGATGATGGAACAGAGCTAACATTGAAGAAGTTAGCTGAGAAATACCCAAATGCCACTTAAGAAAGGAAAACAACCAAAGACAATTACAGGTAATATAAGGCAACTTATACAAGAGGGTTACTCAAGAAGCCAAGCTGTTGCTATTGCTTTGTCAAAAGCTGGTAAGAAAAAAAGAAAAACAAGACGGAAAACAAAATAAAAGATATGATGTTAATAGTTACTTATTAAAACCATGCCAATGGGAAAGGGTACCTATGGTACAAAGGTCGGTAGACCACCAAAGAAAAAGAAAAAAAAGGGCGGTAAAAAATAGTGGCCAAAACATTAGCAGAAAAATTATCTGAAGCTAAAAAGGCTACAGAAACAAAACCAAAGAAAAATGCGAAAGCTAAGAAAGGTACCTAAGGATAAAAAAACTGGCATTGCAAAAAAGTATTTGTCAGGTTCAAGAAATCCATCTGCCAAAGCTGCTGAGATTAAAAGAACAGCAAAGCTTTATAAAGAAGGTGCCTATATTGATATAAAAGCTGTACAAAAATCAAGAGTAGCCCAAGATGTCACAAAAAAGCAGAAGAAAACCACTAAGCGACGCAACAAAAAAAAGTCTTAAGAAAAAGGCTGAAGGGACAAAGTTTAAATATGGCGAGCTTGCTGCTGTCTATAGAAAAGGACAAGGTGCATATCTCTCTGGCGGTTCTCGTAATGTACCAATGGCTGCATGGGCAATGGGTCGGGTAAATAGTTATATGAGAGGAGATAAAGCAAGAACAGTTGATATGGCTATTTATAAAAGGTATAGAAAAAAATGAGTGACCCTAGAATAAAAAAGTTCGGTCTTGCTGGTTTTAACAAACCAAAAAGAACACCAAACCACCCAAAAAAGTCACACGTTGTTTTAGCCAAAGAAGGCGACAAAGTAAAGCTTATACGTTTTGGTATGCAGGGCGCTAAAAATAAACCACCTAGACAAGGAGAGTCAGATGCAGACAAAGCAAAGCGTAAATCATTTAAAGCTAGACACGCAAGAAATATTGCAAAAGGTAAAATGAGTGCTGCATTTTGGGCTGATAAAGTCAAATGGTCATAAATCTGGTATATTAATTTTTAAAAGCTACGCTTTAATTTATGTCAGAAGAAACTAAGGAAGTGGCTACGCCACCAACACCAAACAACGCAGAAGTTGAACAGTTAAAAGAATCAATAAAAAAATTAGAGGCTAAAAACTACGAACTGATAGGTAAGCTTCAAAACCAAAAAAAAGACACCAAAGTACCAGAGGATTACGAGTCTTTGTTAGCATTTAAACAAAAACATGAACGAGAACAGCTTGAAAGTGAAGGAAAGTACACAGAAGCTACACAGAAATTAGAACAGCAATACAGAGAAAAATCTGCTGAAGATAAAAAACGAATTGAAGAGTTAACCGCAAGAAACAGAGAACTTGAACTTATTGCACCTGCAATGCAAGCTTTGTCCGAAGTAACGCATGACCCTGAGTTGGTATTAAATAATCTTGTGCCAAAAGAACAGATGCAGATAAAAGAAGGCATACCAGTTGTCATTGATGGATATGAACAACTACCAGTACAAGAATATGTAAAAAATAAATTAGAAAAAGAAAAACCTTACTTGTTAAAAAATAAATTACCAACTGGTGGTGGTGCGCCTATATCAAGACCTTCAAGTGATAATTTTTCAGAAGATATGTTAAAACCATTCTTAAAAGCATCAGAAGATATTACAGAACAAGGTAGAATCTTTAAGACATATGGAAAAGAAACTTGGCAAAAGTTGAGAGATATTGCCAAAACACGTTAGTATATAAATATTAGGCAAAGCTACGCTAAGTCAAATAGGGTTACGCCCACACCGTTAAAATTATTTTTCAGGACATGGCAGTTCTTCGAAGTGATATTATTATCCCTGAGATTTTTACGCCTTATGTCATTGAACAGACCACTCAGCGAGATGCCTTTCTTGCAAGCGGTGTGGTCGCACCAATGGCAGAGCTAAATGCAACAGAGGGTGGTGATTTCGTTAATGTACCTTTTTTCTCCGCAAACTTAAGTGGCGATTTTGAGGTTCTTTCAGATTCTTCTTCATTGACTCCCGGCAAGATTTCCACTGATAAGCAAATTGGAGTTATCTTGCACAGAGGTCGTGCATTTGAATCAAGAGATTTAGCTGCACTTGCAGCAGGTTCAGACCCAATGGCAGCAATCGGTCAAAAGATCGGTGCTTACATTGCAAACCAAAGACAAAAAGATTTACTTGCTTGTCTTGATGGAGTATTCGGTTCAATAAATGCTAATGACAGCAACTCTGCTTTCTTTGGTCTTACTATTGATTCTGAGTCAGGCGATACACCAACTGGTTTATCTCCAAAGCACGTTGCAAAAGCAAGATCAATTCTTGGCGATCAAGGCGACAAGCTTACAGCAGTTTGTATGCATAGCAAGGTTTACTATGATCTCGTTGAGAGAAAAATGGTTGACTATGTTCTTGCATCTGATGGAAACGGCGGTTCTGCAACAGCAAGTGGTGGTACTATTGCCCCTGCATATGCTGGTGGAAACGATACAGTTCCAACATACTGCGGACTAAGAGTTATTGTTTCTGATGATGTTTCTACTACTGGTAGTGGTTCTTCAACAGAGTACAGTACATATTTCTTTACTGCTGGCGCAGTAGC